GTGGTGCTCGCCGATGGCGACGCCGCAACGAAAGGAAGTGACCCCATGAAGACCGTAGCAACCAAGCTCAACCTGGCCGAAGACGCCCCTGAGGCGCTCGTGCTGGCCGAGGTCGTGAAGCTCGCTGGGCACGACGCGGCCGAGACGAAGCGCGCCGACGAGGCCGAGGTCAAGCTCGCCGAGACCGAGAAGGTCAGTTCCATCGCCGCCTTCACGATCAAGCTCGACGAGAAGATCAAGACGGAGAACACCGTCGCCCCCGGGCAGCGTGACTACTTCCTCGGCCTGGCCGATCGCAACATGGTCGAAGCCGAGCTGGCCCTCGCGAGCCACACCGTCAAGGTCATCGACGTGGCCGAACACGGCACCGGCATCCAGGGAGACGACAAGCCCACGAAGCGCGCCGACGTCGAGCTCTCCGAGCTGACTCGGGCCCGCATGGTCAAGGACGGCATCGGCTACCCGAAGGCCATGGGCCTCGTGCTCTCCGAGAACCACAACGAGATCCAGGAACGCTACCAGAACTTCCTGGACGGAAAGGAGGGCTGACCAGTGGCCACGATTCTGCCTATGGGCCCCGTGACGAGCAAGACGTACATCGCGTCCGGCTCCATGACTGCCATTCAGTACCACGTCGTGAAGCTCTCGGCGGCCTCGACCGCCATCATCGCCGGGGCTAACGACGTGCCCGAAGGCGTCCTCAAGAACGCTCCCGCCGACGGCGGTCAGGCATCCGTCGTGACGCGCGGCGAGTGCGAGGTCTTCGTCGACGCCGCCACGGCGATCCTCATCGACGACCTCATCGTGTCGGACGCCAGCGGCCACGGCATCAAGATCCCCGCGACCGCCGCGACCAAGTACCACGCCCTAGGCCGCGCCAAAGAGGCCAAGGCCTCCGGCACCGGCACCATCATCGTCGACGTCCAGCCGGGCGATTCGACCAATCCCGCCTGAGAGGGGTGAGCTGAGATGCCGCGTCCAGAAGATCTTCACATCGACGTCGCGGAGTCGGGGTTCGCCCTCGACTACGCAGGCACCAAGGACGGATACATCGGCGGGCTCGTCGCGCCGTTGCTCCGCAGCAAGAAGCAGACCGGCCTCTACTGGGTCGCCAACAAGAACAACCGGCTGCACGACATCAGCCGGGCGCCCCGCGACGAGTACAAGGTCGTCGACTGGGGATACGCGACCGACAACTTCACCTGCAAGGGCTACGGCGCCAAGGCCCTGACCGACGTCGAGTCGATCGCCAACGCAGACCCGATGGTCGACCCCGAGCAGGATGCGATTGCCGCGGTCGTCGACGAGGTCACGGTCAACGCCGAGTACCGCGTCGCGAGCAAGGCGTTCAGCGCGAGCGTGTTCACGCAGACCAGCGCCCTCACGAGCACGGCCCGGTGGGACTCCACCGTTCCGGACCCGTGGGGCAACCGCGTGACCGCGAACGCGGCCGTGCGGCCGACCACCGGACATGAGGTCAACACCCTCATCATCGGCGGTTCGGTGTGGGAGTACCTGCGTCAGATCACGGCGATCAAGAACGCCATCTTCGGCGCGAACGGTCCCTATGGTGTGCCCACGAAGGAGCAGGTCGCCAGCGTGCTCGGCATCGACCGCATCTGGGTCGGCTCCGGCACCTACTACAACGGTTCGACGTTCGTCGACCTCTGGGGCAAGAGCGCCCTCTGGGCCTACTACCCCAAGTCGGTGGACGAGAACCGCGGCCGGGTGATCGTGCCGATGCGCACCATCGCCTGGGACGTCGACGGCGTCCCGCGCTTCCAGGTGAGCCAGCCCTGGGAGGACCGCGACCACCGCAGCTGGGCCCGCTACGTCGACGACTACACGGACGAGAAGGTCACGTGTGCCGCCGCCGGCTACTTGTTCACCACGGTCATCAGCTGAGCTGACGCACCCTAAAGACGGGGGCCGGGTCGATGTTCCGGACCCGGCCCCCGGAGAAGGAAGGAGAGACGCACGCATGCCGTACATCGCGAAGCACAGGATCGACGCCGGCGAGCAGGTCTACGAGGTCGGCGAGAAAGTCCCCGATGAGATCGTCGACGAGGCCATGGTCGAAGCCGGCTCTGCCGAGCTTCTCACCGACAAGCAGTTCGAGGCGCTGGCCGACTCCGACCCGCGCCACAAGAGCAACCGCGAGTTGCGCGATCTCTGCGAAGCGCGCGGCCTTCCCGTCGACAAGCGCATGAACAAGGACGAGTTGCTCGCCCTGCTCGAGGGCGACGGGGGCGAGTAAGCCGCAATGGCTGACTACTGCTCCCTGGCCGAGGCGCTCGCTCTGCTGCCCAGCGTGGGCACCCTGCGTGACGCCGTGGCCTACGATGCCGGGCCGCCGATCGTCTCGGCCGTCACGGCCACGGTGCCGGGCGCCACGCAGGCGGCGCTGCTGCTGGCGTCTGTGACCGCCGAGATCGACATGCACCTGCGCGGCCGCGGCTACGTGACCCCCGCCACTGACACCGAGGCGCTGGCCTCGCTCAAGACCATCTGCATGAACGGCGCCGCGGCGCGCATCGCCAAGGCCATGTGGCCTAGCGGTACCGGGGCCGGCGGCGACAATGGCGCGGTCATCACGCTGCGTGAGGACTACGCCGCCGGGCTCGCCTTCATCGACAAAGGCGGACTCGCCGCCGATTCCGTCGCGTCCGGCACGAGCATCAACTTCGACTTCGACGACTACTCCGACGTGGCCACCGAGACCAGGAAGCCCACCAGCGAGGCGCCGTTCTGATGGCCACCGTCTCCCGCCAGAACAGCGGCGTCACCTTCGACCTGCGCACCGACCCGCCGCTCAAGGAGTTCCAGTTCCGCGTGTCCCGCTTCACCGAGGGCATCTCCGACTGGTCGCACTTCTTCGAGGGTCTCGGCGTCTGGTTCAAAGCGCGCATGGGCGAGACGTTCGGTAGCGAGGGAGCGGCCAGCGGAACGCGCTGGGCCGACCTCACGACCGCCTACGCGGCGTGGAAGCAGGAGCACTACCCCGGCCGCCCCATCGGCGTGCTCACCGGGGCGCTGCGTGCGTCCATGACCGGCGGTAGCGGCTACTCCGAGACGATACACAAGACCGACGCCTCGTTTGGTATGAGCGATTCGTCGCAGGCGAAGCCCTACGGCGTCCACTTTTCAGGCCGTCGCCCGGTGCTGCGCATGCCCGCCAAGTGGGGGCGGGAGACTCAGAAGCTCACGCACGAGTGGCTCATCGCCGAGGCGCGCGGCTCCATGGGCATCGGTGGCAGCGGCTTTGCCGGCGTCGTGCGCGCACGCGAGGCAGGCGCCTGATGGGCATGACCGGCGTCGAGTCCGTGGTGCGCTCCATCATCTTCGTGCTCAAGAACGGCATGGCGACGAAGCTCACCGCGCTCAAGGCGCTGTATGACGCCGAGTTCTCCGACGGCGTCGCCCTGCCCACGCCGGCCGCCACCGACTACTACTGGTACCGCCCGGACCTGCTGCCCGCCTACCCGGCGATCATCGTCACGCCGATGCCGGAGACGGCCTCGGATAAGGACCTCGCCGCCGGCTATGACTTCGCCTTCGCGATTCAGCTCGACGTGGTCGTGCCGGCTACCGATCCCGCCGCGGCCGAAGTCCTGCTGTGGCGCTACTGGCGCGCCGTGAAGGAGCTGCTGACGGCAAACAACGCCATCGCGGGCGCGGACTGCAACCTACAGGCCGTCGACTGGAATCAGCCCGTATGGACGCCTGAGGGCTTCTCAGGGCCGGTCAAGGACGTGCCCGGATTGTTCATCGTGTCAACCACCGAACGAGCGTAAGGAGCGTGACCGCATGAAGGGTTTGACCTGGCCGAAGTACGCCGGCGAGCGGCGCCAGATTCCCGGCGTCCCGTCCCCCAAGGACGGGTACGGGCCGGGCGTCGTGCTGCCACTCTCCGAAGCCGGCATGACTGAAGACGAGGCGAAGGCGGCCATCAAGGGCACGCCGCTCGCCATCGTCGACCCCAAGGAACCGAAGACCGCGAAGGGCGGTGACTGACCATGGCATCTCCCGGCGGCTACATCCAGGCGGCGCTTGAACAGGCTCCGAACGCCGAGGGCGGCGCCAACGCCGTCTCGTCAAACCTGTTTTATCTGCCCGCCGTGACCATCGACATGAACCCGGACCCGCAGATGCTCGACACCGGAGACGAGCTGCGCGGGAGCTTCGCTGAGTATCCGAACTCTGGCGTCGGCGAGTACAACCCGAGCGGCTCACTCGATGGGCGCTGCTACCCGGGAACCCTCGGACTCCTGCTCTCCGCGGCCTGTGGTGGGTGCGTGACCACGCCCGGCAACGGCACCATCACCGACCCCGACGCGGCCACCGTTCCCGCCGGCGCCCACCGACACGTGTTCTCGTGGCGCGAGACCGAGATCCCGCAGACCATGCAGCTCATCTATGCGCCCCCGCCGGGCGGGTTCCGCAAGGCCCAAGGCATCGGCATCGACGAGCTGTCCTTCAAGGCTGACGGCGGCGCCCAGACGTTCGCCGCCACGCTACTCAACCTCGTGACGAAGAAGCTCACCGACCCGGTGCTTACGCCGAGCTACGAGGCGGCGCAGCCGTGGCGCGCCGGCGAGCTGGCGCTCACGTGGCTGGCGAGCTCGGCCGTCACCGAGGACTTCGACTGGTCCATCAAGAACGGCATCATCACTGAGCGGGCTTACACCTCAGGCAGCCGTTTCCCCGACGCCATCGTCTACGAGCAGAAGATCCCCGTACTCGGCGGCTCCATCCCCAAGCGGTCGCTCATCGACGTCGACTACGATGCGCTGCTTGCCGGCACCACGTTCGCCGCCAAGCTGAAGATGACGCACTCGCAGGACGCGGTGACCGGCTATAAGCACCAGATGTGGGTCGAGATGCCTGCCTGCCAGTACCAGAGCGGCAAGGGTGACGCCATCAAGAACGAGCGCCGCAACAAGGCCTCGTTCGACTGGGCCGCGCGTTATGACTCAGCGACGAGCAAGTGGGCGACGATAACGCTCGTCAACTCGACCCCCGCCTACGCGACCTACGCCTGAGCCATGCTCGTCACCCTGCCATCCGGCGCCGTCGCCCCCCTGGAAGAGCCGGGGCTCATCCCCCTGCTCTCCGGGGGCGGCGGCCTGCTGGCAGTCGCGCGCGCCACCCTGGCGCATGCCGAGGTCGACGCCGAGGCGCTCACCCCCGAAGACCTCTTCTGCGTCGCTCTGTGGGGCGTGCAGGCGTTCGCGGACTCTGAGGCGGCTGCCACCCTGGCCATGGTCTGCGAGACCTTCAGCGAGCCCCCATCGCGCCGCATGGGCCTCTCCGACTCGACGCTCGCGTGGGCGCTCGACTCGGGCTGCCTACTGACGCTCAAAGAGGCGCGGGAGGGCGACGGTAGAGAGGGCGAATCAGAAGACGAGTCCGAGGGCGGCGTCCGATTCAGCACGCCCGGAACAGGGAGAGATGATGTCTGACGAAGTTCAGCCGGAGGCCGTCACGGAACCCCCGGAAGAGGCGCCGCTGGTGCTCGTTCCGACCCCAGCTGCTGAGTGGCCGAAGAAGTCCCCCGGCGTCGTCGTCGAGCTGCCGAGCGGAGCCGTTGCGCGCCTGTCCCGGCCGCCGATTCAATACTACATCGCCACCGGCCGCGTTCCGCCGAAGCTCTGGGCGAAGGTGCAGAAGGAAGGCGGCGAGGTGTTCGCCGACCCGCTCAACTCCTTCACCAAGGAAGAGCTGGCCCTGTTCGTCGACTGGATGATTGCCGCGAGCTTCGTCGAGCCCGTGGTTTCCATGACCCGCAAGGCCGGGACGCAGTACATCGGTGACCTCGACGAGCTCGACAAGGAAACCGTGATGAATCTCCTCGGCCTGAGCCTCGCGGGGTGACGTAAGTGGGCCTCGACACAATCGCGCTTCGTTTGGTGGTGGGCGGCGATTCCAAGGGCGCGCAGAAGGCGCTTTCGGATCTCGGCGGCCAGTCGAAGAAGACGCAGACCGACATGGGCAAGGCGCTCAAGGTGGCGCAGGGAGCGGCGGCCGTCGGCCTCACGGCTATCGTCGGCATCGCTACCAAGGGCGTGATGGACTATACGCAGCTCGCGTCCTCCATCGGGGACCTGCAGCGTCAGTCAAAGATCAGCGCCACCGACGCATCCTTGCTCGTCGGCCAGTGGCAGCGATACGGCGTGACCATCGAAGCCGGCACGACCGCAACCGTGATGCTCTCTAAGAACATCGACGCCGCAAGCGGTTTCTACGACAAGAACGCACAGGCGGCTGCGCAGGCTGCCGCTGCTGGCAAGGACTACATCAGCAAGACCAACCCCGTCCTCGACGCCTTCTATCGGCTCGGCATCAGCATGGCGGAGATAAAAAAGCAGTCTCCGGCGCAGACGCTTGAGGAGGTGCGCTCCAAGCTGTCGCAGATGCCGCCGGGCGCCGAGCGGACGGCCATCGCCGCGAAGCTCCTCGGGAAAGGCTTCATGGGCCTCAGCAAGTGGATAGGCGCTTCGTCTACCGACCTCGACGCGCTGAATCAGCAGCTCAAGGGCACCGGCCAAGTGATGGACAACACGGAGCTGGCCAAGGCCAAGGACGACATGAAGCAGATGGCCCTGCTGCAGGTAGACCTGCGCGGCCTCTCCGTCGAAGTCGGCCGCTCGGCCATGCCCATCATCAGGGACCTCGTTCCCCAGTTCAAGAAACTTCTGGCAGTCGTGAGGCCGCTCGCGCCTCACCTCATACAGATCGGAGAGGCGCTGGCCGCTTTCCTCGTTGTCACCAAGGCCGCACAGGGTTTCGCCATCATGCTGACCGTATTGGGAAAGATGAAGGCCCTCCTGGCCGGCGGTCAGTTGGCGAGCGGTCTCGCGGGCGTAGCGGGTGCGGCTGGGACCGGTGGCGCGGGCTTCGTAACAACCGCCGGCGGACAGACCGTCGCACAGACCCTGATTCCCGGCGCCGTTTCGGGTGCTGGCGCGAATGCCGTAACCGCGGGGGCCGGCAAAGGAAACGCAGCGCTCACGGCGTCGAGGTTGGGCGGCGCTGGAGTGCCAATTGGCACGACCATCGGCGCGGTCCTTGGTGGCGCTATCATCGCGGGCCTCGCTGGCTACCTCGTGGCGAATCCGATAGAGGGCGCAATAGGGAATTGGGCGTCAACGCCGGAGTCCAGAAGAAAATTGCAGGAGATGGTGCAGCCGGGGCAGGTGGCGACAGGGAAAGTCGGCGGCGCCGGCGGCGCGGGCAACAACACGATCGCCGAGGACCTCGCCGCCGAGGCAGCGAAGTCGAAGGCCAGCATCGACGATGCAATCGATCGCCTTGGCGCGCAGTCTGCCGTACAGACGGGCGCCGCCTTTCGCTCGACCATGTTGCAGATGAGGCAGCTCCAGGACCTGGCCGCGAAGAAGATCGTGCTCGGCAACGTCGACGGCTCTCACACCGACGCAGAGCTGCGCAGCACCCGCGACCGCATCATGGGCGCCTTGCACATCACAGTGAAGCAGGCCGACCGGCTCATGGGGCAGATGTTCCAGGACTGGCGCCCACAAGATCAGCTCGTGCCGAAGATCAATCGGGCCGCTGTCGCCGTAGAGAACCGCATCGCCATCCTGCGCAGGCGCGCCGCGCAGGATCTCCGCATGGGCAACCTCGACGCGACGCAGATGCTCAACGAGATCGGCAGAATCAGCGCAGCGCTCGGAAATGTCAGAAGCGCCTCGCGGACGGCCGGAAACGCCGTGGCAAACGCGCTGAAAAGCCCCGCCGGCGGCGGCGGATCCTATCGCGGTCACTTCGCGGCGTCTGGTGCCTACGTGAGGCGCACCCCCGGCGGCACTCTCCTGCGCGTCGGCGAGGGCCGCTACGACGAGGTTGTGGCGCAAGTGTTGCCCGGGCGCGGGCAGCAGCAGAGTACCGGCGGCGAGACACACTTTCACCTTCACATTGGCCAGCTCATCGGCACCGACGAACGCGCTGCCCGCCAGCTCTGGAACACAGTCAAGCCGATCGCCATGAGCGAGATGCGTCTCAAGGGGGCGATGAGTCGTGGCTGACTACGCCCTCGTCACGCTCGGCGCCTTCGTTGCCCCTTGCGCCGGCGTCGTCATCGGCGCCCGTCCGCGCTCCGTCGGCATCTCCGCGAACGCGCTCGCCCAGTACCCCGTCGAGACCACCGACTACGTGCCGGGCTTCCGCACCGTCACCATCCAGGACTGGAAGCTCGCCGGGCAGGAGACGACAGGCGAGTCCGCGCCCGAGCACCTCGAGCGCCTCTGGGCGAACCTCGAGGCCGAGGTGGCCAAGGATCGCAACACGCTCACCATCGCCGTCTGGGGGTTCCTGGCGCCGCGCGTGTACACGGTCTACAAGAACGACGGCATCGAGTCGGCGATCGTGCCGCTCACGCAGTCGCGCGCGGTGATGAAGTTCGACGTGACCCTCAAATGCCTGCCCTAAGGAGCCTGCCATGTCCGTAGACGTATACGAAGCGAACCTCAGGCTGACCGCCGCCCTCCACGGCGCATCCTACCAAGGCCCGGCCTCCTACTGGGCGGAGCTTGTCAGCGACGCGCCGAGCCGCACGGTATACGGCACGCCTTCCGGCCTCGGCCGCATCGAGGTCGTCTGCGCAACGGCCATCGTGAACAACGGCGACGGCAGCGGCGACAACGCCACTGTGTGGACCTGGGCGGCGCCGGCGACCGACCTCGACGAGTGCTCGTATCTCGAGTTGTGGGATGCCGCGTCTGCCGGCAACCGGCGCCTCTTCGAGATGCTCTCCAGCCCGGTCTCGCCGGTCGCGGGGCTGGCCGTGACCGTGCCCATCGGCAACTTCACCTGGACGGAGGTCTGAAGTGATCCATCTGACCGCAGACCTGCCGGCCGTGGAGTTCCCGGTGGGGACGTTGCACTGCGGGGTGGTGTGAGGTGGCCTTCTCCGCGACAGGTGGCACCGTTACCACGGACGGTGACTATACCGTTCACACGTTCACCGCGAACGACTCGCTCGTCTGCACCGAGAGCATAGAGGCACAAGTCTTCATGGTCGGCGGCGGTGCCGGTGGCGGCTATGGCCACTACGCCGGCTCCTATGGCGTCAGTGCCGGTGGCGGTGCGGGGCAGGCACGAGACGACACGGTGACATTGAGTGGCAGCATGGATGCTGTGGTCGCTGCGGCTGCAGCAGGCGGCACCTCTGCGACCAAGCAAGGGACGGATGGTAACTCTTCCATCTTCGGCGGCAACACTGCGAGTGGTGGTGGTGGTGGTGCTACAGGCGACGCTCCTACAGATAACGGCCGTGGCGGCGCAAGCGGTGGTGGTGCTTCGAAAAACGGCACAGGTGGCTCGGCTTCGGCCGGGTATGCGGGCGGCAACGCCGTGTCCGCCTTTGGATATTCTGCAGGCGGCGGCGGCGCGGGGGCCGCAGGAGGCAACTCCACGACCACAGTTCCCGGTAACGGTGGCGCGGGGGTGCAAGCGCCCGCTGGTTACGGCTTCCCCGCCGGATACTTCGCTGGTGGTGGTGGCGGCGGAGCGACGGCGGGAACGCCGGGCACCGGGGGCAGTTCTGTTGGCGGTGCTGGGCGGAACGGCACGTTTCCAGGGTACGACGGAGCAGCAAATACGGGGTCTGGTGGCGGCGGCACCAAGGAGGGAAACGGGGGTGCTGGTTCCAAGGGGATCATCGTCGTCAGCTACCTGACGGGCGGCGGAGCACCTCCGGGCATCACATACGTGCCCCGCAGCATCGGCTCAGGAATCGGCTCGGGCATCGCCTCGGGCATTGCATGAAGAGGTGACGCATGGAGTTCTGGCGCAAGAAAAACACGGACACCAGGGTCGTGTTCCCGATCCAGAAGAACGACGGCACGTTCATCACGGGCGCGGCCGGCCTTGACTCGGAGTTTGCCCTGTACGGCGCACATGGTGCCGGGGCTCCATCGTTCGGTGATTGCACGCACGAGGCCACGGAGATCGCCTCGACGGCGCTCTACTACCTCGACGTCTCCGCCGCCGAGCTGAACGACGACTATGGCTCGATCATCCAGGTCAAGTCCAGCTCCACGGGGGCGATCGTCCAGGCACTGCTCTTCCACACGCGGCCCGATGAGGTCGACGTGGTCAACTGGAAGGGCAGCGCGGCTGCGGCCATGACCGGCGACGCCTATGCTGAAGCCGCGCTCGTCCACGCGCACGCACAGACTATTGAGACTGCGACCACGGCGGCCTCCATCGCAGCCGCCGTGTGGAATGCCCTTGTGGCCAGCTACGCAACGGCCGTCACGTTCGGCAAGTACCTTGGTGGAGCACCGGCGGGCGCGACCGTTGCCGCAGACCTCATCGCTGCCAAGACCGATACGTCATCGCTCCTCAAGGGCCGCTACAACAAGAACTACACCGACCCCGCTACCGGCGATGAGACGGTCTTCGAGGATGACAACACGACCGTGCACAAGTCCGGTCCCATCTACGAAGACATCGCCGGTACTATGCCCTTCGACGGCAGCGGCGCCAACCGCCGGGACCGGATGACGTAAGTGGGAAGTCGGGTACTCAGAGGGCTGGGCGACACCAGCGACACGCTCGTCCTGGGCGGGCTCGGCGAGGGCGAAGAGGCCCCGGTAATCACAGCGGTCGAGCTGTCTTGCGCCATGGTGAACGGCGCTGAGTTCGAGGTCGAGATGGACCAGCGCGCCGCCACGATGGAGATCGGCTGCGCCATGGTGAACGGCGCTCGCTTGCGCGCCCGGGCGCTGCGTGAGGGGACTGTGCTGCCGGAGACGGACACTCTCGGCTGGACCACGCCGGACGCCGCGGCCTCGCCGCTCTGGGACCTCACCGTGACCATCGGCGGCGTGCGCATTCCGAACGCCGCCATCACCTCGTTCCCCATCGAACTTGACGCCCACGGCGGCTTCGAGTCCTGCGCGATCTCGTTCGCCAGCAAGCGCACCGCCCGCTGGCCCCGGCGTGCGCAGATCGTCATCGCCTACGACGGCATGCACCCGTTCGAGGGTCGCTTGGCGACGCAGCGCCGGTCCGTCGGCACGGAGCTCGGCTGGTCGCTGGAGTTCGTCGGCAACCTCAACGACCTGCGCAACCACCGCGCCTTCCGCCGCGTCTACGTCGACAGCGATTTGGACAACTGGCGCACCGACCAGGGGCCGAATACGGCGGCGAACGTCTTCGAGGTGGAGGCGACCAGTGGCTAAGGAGCTGCGCATCGGCGTGCCGGGGGCCGGGCAGGCGTCCGGCGTCCCCGCCTTCGCTGTCTCCCGCGACTCCGCGGGCATCCTCATCGGCGTGCGCGACAACGCCGCGCCGCAGTTCGCAGTGAGTAGGGATTCGGACGGGCTGCTGTTGAGCGCGTTACCGACTGGGCCGACTGTTCCCCCGCTGCCGACATCTTACGTTGCCAGCGGTTATGTGCTCGGTATCAACAGCACGGCCTTATTTGAACTGGAGATGCTTTTCTGGGACGCCGCCTTCGCTCTCGTCGAGGTGGGAGGAGGGGCCGGTACTCGGATCACTTCATCGTTGACCGATTGGCAACGGATATGTGTCACTTCCCCCGTCCCCGCTGGTGCGGCCTACATCTCGGCGCGAATCTATTGCCAAATAGCGTCCCCAGCGGGGGCGTATTGGACAGCCATGCAGGTGGAGGATGGCGTGGTGGCAAGCGCCTACAATGTCGGTGGCGCGAACCTTGTTTCAAATCCCGAGTTCACGCCGGACTTCTCCTACTGGAGCACGTGGGGTATGCCGGACGACGAGACTAGCGATCCGCTCTACCCGAGTGTCTTCTCCCAGGAGGCAAGCCTGCCGTCGTCCCCGCTTCCCGGAATCACGACCGCGCTCAAATACCAGTCTGACGCCTACTACCCGTCGCCGTTCCCCGTCATGGCTTACCAAGCCACCCAGCGTACGATCGCATTGCCGACTCCATGACCGCCCCCACGAACGCCCCCAAGGCCAGCGCCCGCGTCTACTACCCGCTGTTCGACGGCGTTGACCCCGAGGGGCAGGAGCAGCGCGTCCGGGCGCTCGACATGAGCCTTCTGGTCGGCGGCAAGAAGGCTGACCTCGCGACGAACTACCAGGTCAGCATCTACGGGCGCACGCACATCGACAGCCCCAACCTCGTCACCATCTTCCGGCAGGTCGTGGAGCGCGCCGCGGGCGTCCCATGGGTGCCGGTGAACGTCAGCCGCCAGATCGACCACGCGAGCGTCCACTGCATCGTGCTCAAGCTGGAGGCCATGGCGACGGACTTCACGCCGCCGGACGACCCGACGGCGACTTTCACCTATGACGACCAGACGTCGACCGCCGATCCGCCGCCGTGGGGCGTGCGCCTCAAGTCCTATCACCTCTATGCCTCCGATCTCTTGCGGGACGTCACGGCGCCGCGCGTGCTCGCTCACATCGTCGAGCCCTACTACCCGGGCGCGACGTTCCCGGCGAGCACGTTGCAGTACGACCAGATCGCGTTCTCCGAGCTGCCGCGCGACCGCTGGGATGCGCTCGATGACATCTGCGCGATGACCGGCTGGGACTACGCGGTCTGGGACGGCAATGAGCTTGAGTTCACCGACCCCGACGACGCGACGCCGGTGTCCATCCCCAAGGAGCACGCCGGCGTCAAGTGGACGAACGGCCCCGACGAGAGCGACGCCAAAAACGCGGTGCGCGTGAAGTACACGAGCAAGAACGGCAGGCCGCGCGAGGTCATCATGCACGGCACGCTCAAGCTCGGCGGCGACGTGGTGGCGGACACCATCGTGGCGCCCGATTCGGTGGTCAGCAAGGCCGGCGCTGAGCGCGTCGCCCGCCGTTGGCTGAAGGCGCACGGGCGTGTGCCGAACGTCGGCGACATCACCGTGACGGGAATCGGGCCGTGGGGCGACGCGCTGAAGCTGCGGCCGGACAACAAGCGAGTCGGCAAGGAGAAGGTCAGCCACGTCACGCTGAACCCGCTCGACTGGAGCGCGACCCTGCAGTTCGGCGTCAACGTCGACAGCTATGAGGCGTGGGTCGCGCGGCTGGCCGCCGGCGCACACGCGAGGAAATGATGAGGGGCAAACGATGACTGACGACGAGAGAATGGACCGGACTTCACGGCCCGACCCAACGACTTTGACGACCGATGCTCTAGAGCGTGCGGTCGCGGGGCTGAAGGAGCTTCTCGGGCAGAGTGTCACGCACGAGTCCAATCTGCGCATCAAGGACATCGAGGCTCTCCAGCGTGAGCTACTGCTTCTGGACAGGCAACGGGTGGAAGGGAAAGCGGCTGACACAGCATCCCTCGCCGCGGCCCTGTCGGCAGCCAAGGAGGCGGTCAGGGAGAACAACCTGTCATTCGAGAAGGCCATCTCCAAGACTGAGACCGCCACGAACGACCAGATCAAGAGCATCGTGACGACGTTCCAAACGGCCCTCGATAGCGTCAACAACACCATCAGCGACGCCAAGGACCGCATCAACAAGCTGGAGCAGGTACAGGCGGCGCAAGGCGGCCAGCAAGAGGGCGCAAGCGCGACCGTCGCATGGATTCTCGCGGCCGTCGGCGGAATCGTCGCCGTCGCCTCAATCATCATCCAGTTGTCTCACTGATGCCCGCGCTCATCGACAACCTGCACGCCGTCGGCTCGACCTGTCGCGAGCTCGCCGCCTGGTGCCGCTGCGAGTCATCAGGCGGCCGCTTTGACATGTGCGAGAAGTGCATCCTCGGCAATCCAGAGGTCTGTGAGGGGAAGGTCATCAAGGCCCTGGTCGGCAAGGTCGTGGCGGGACGGCTGGAGTTTGACCAGATGGAGCAGCAGAAGGAGCACTGGAAGGGCGTCGCCGAGCGCGTCGCCAGCGCGGGCATGAACGCAGACCGAACGAAGGAAGCACCATGAGAACGCTCAGACTCACCCACCCGATGATGCACGGCGCCGACGTGCGCGCTCTGCAGTCCGCCCTGCACAAGAACCCCTACGGGGACTTCTACCGCTTCAAGGTCGACGGCGGCTACGGCCCCGTGACGGCGCACCGCGTCGCCGCGGCCAAGTGGCACCTCGGCTACCCGTCGTTCGAGCCGTTCTGCGCTCAGCAGCTCATGGACTTTCTCAGCGGGCACCGCAAGCTGTCGCCTGCGTTCGAGGCACGGCGCAAGGCACGTCAGGCCGAATCGCGCAAGCCGCACCCGCAGGACACCATGGCTGAGAAGGCGCTGCACTGGGCGCTCGGCACCGTCGGCCAGCACGAGACGCCGCCCGGCAGCAACCACTGCCCTGCGACAGACGAGTGGGGCCATGGACCGATGGCCTGGTGCAACGTCGAGGTGAGCCTCGCATACATCCACGCGGGCAGCCAGGCGTTCAGCAAGAACGCGCAAAAGTGGCAGTTCGTTCCGTCCATGCTGCAGGCGGCGCGCAACCACCAGGACGGCCTGCACTGCATCCAGTTCAAGGAGCTGCTGCCCGGCGACATCATCGTCCATGGGCCCGGCGCCTACCACACGACTCTTCACGACAGGATCGTGAGCGTCGGCAGCCGCCTCGAGTGGGACGTAGGTGGCAACGAGGGCTGGGGCGGCACGGTGTACCACGACCTGCACGACGCCGGCCTGGCCGATTCCTTCATTCGGGTGGAGCGGTAGTCCCGGGCGCTCAGCTCGTCAACACCCCTCCACGCCTAGTCGGCGACGCGCCACGGTGATAGCCTCCCCCCGTGCCCGCCAACACCCTCTACTACGGCGACAACCTCGACATCGTCCGTGATTAGGTTCCCTCGGGGATGAGGACGAGGGGGAGTTGACTGAGACTGATGCATGCCGCAGCCGAACAAATGAGCCAACTCAACGAGGGGCTCTGGATAATCGTCGGCGCCATCATTGCCGCCGGGTCGGCGGTGGCGATGATGTTGTGGCAGGATCTACGCGCCCGACAGCGTGCGCGGGACCAGGCTGAGGCGGCAACGATCGAGAGACTCCAGAAGGCGCTGGCAGAATGGCTCCATCTGCTACGGTTCCCCCAATCGCTCAACGACCCGGCTCACGACGACTTGCCGACACTCCTCGAGATCGGATACCTGCTGGAGCGAGTGAGAGACGAAAAGGCTCGCTCGGCCGTTCACAGGCTGCTGGACACAGGCAAGGAACAGGATGCCCGGCGCGGGAAGGGGCAGATGCACGAGGAGGACAAGGCCGCGATCGAGGAGCTCGTTGACCAGTACGATGGCGCCCAGCGCGCTCTGGGTGGCCGCTACCGCGCAGTGACGTAGGCCGTCGGCGCGTTTGGCGCCAGTGCATCGTCTTTGGGCAGTGATGGGACGTATCTTCCCGGACCTCCGCAGCACCACCCTTCCTCCGCCAACAAGGCCCCCACGTAGTGTGACCGCATGGCGCTCACCCCGTCTAGCACCCGCTCACGTTCGTCCATCCGTGTCGATCTCACGCGCACCCACGGCTCGCCGAACGCCTGGGGGTCCAAGCACCTTGGCTGCAATTGTTCTTCCTGCAGGGCCTCTCAACTCGAGTATGACCGGCGCTATCGTGCCGAGCGGCGAGGCAAGGAACGGGAGAAAGAGCGACGTTACTATCAGAATCACGCTAAGCGGTTGCGGAAAAACCGGCGGCGATACCGAGCGGCACACCCCGACATGGAGCGCAAACACCACCGTGCTCGGATAGCGCGAACGCGCGGTGCCCCTGGCGTCTTCACGGAGCAGGACGAGGCAGACCAACTCAAGCGTCAGCACGGACGCTGCTTCTACTGTGGGTCCAAACTTCTGAACGGGTATCACGCCGACCACGTAGTCCCCATCTCTAGGCCGGACTGGGGCGCTCACAATGGCCCGGGGAACTACGTGATCACCTGCCCCAAGTGCAACCTGGCGAAGGGGGCTCAGCACCCTATGGATTTCGCCGGGATGCTCTTCTAGACCGTCCGCCGCACTGTCCCTCCTCCAACACCCCCGCCTTGTACCGTTGCCGGCATGGCAGTTCACCCCTGCTAAGCCGCGGCCGGTCCCCATCCCCATGCCGGCCGGCCGCGGCGCTTCTGGAAGCGAACAAGGAGGCGCAGGTGCGCTATGGCCGAGCTCTCATCGTCGTCGTTCTGGTCGTTCTTGGGGGACTGTTTCTATGGGGTGTGTCTGTTCACGCTGCGGCTGGTGGTGCGCTGCCTGCCGCAAGCGGATCGCCAAGTCCCCCAGCCACTCCCACCGCCAGCCCGAGTCCTGTGGTGCCGCCCGCAGACACCGGCACAGTCCGCTGGGCTCTCAAGTGGCGCAAGGCCGCCGTCCGTAGCTGGCGAGAGTGGGGCCGCGCCCGATCCTGTCTCGCCCTCAGAGTGGTGCCGTTCCAGAGGCACAGCGCGCGGCAGCCAAGTCGGGCCAAATCAGGCGCCCGGTGGCTGGCAGCTGGACGGTCGTGGAAGCACGACCGGGCCGCCTACCGAGCCCGCACCGGACGGCTCGTCTACCACATGAAGAACCCTGGCGGATCGTCGAACGGCGTGCGCTGGCTGCCGTTGGCGCGGTGGCTTCACTGGCCGAGTTACGCGCTGTCGCAGCTCGCCTCGACTATCATGCGGGAGTCGTCGGGCAGGGAGCGGGCCGACAACGGACAGGGCTTCGTCGGCCTCGTGCAGTTCGCGTGGGAGTGGGCTCACGGCGTCTACCTCATCCACGGCAAGCCCCGCTTCTTCAACCGCTCCGACGCCACAGAGACGCTCACCGCGGCGCGTGACGTGTGGGAGGACCAGCACCGCTCGTTCCTGCCGGCATGGGCGTTGACGGCGTGGTGACGGACGCCTACCCCTTGTACTGGCGCGTCCGCACCCGCCTTCCCGCCCGATTCGGCCAACGCTGTCGCGTCCTCTGCCGTGGCGCCATGAACAGCTGCGCCGTCGAGTTCGCGGACGGGTATCGCGTCGTCACGAGCCGGTGGCACGTGAGGCGGGCGCTGTGAGGCTCTTTGCCGCCGTAGTCTTCATCCTTTGCCTCGGCCTCGCGGCGCTGTCCCTGCTGCCGGCCCTGCTGATGCTCGCGAGGCTGCAACCGTGACACCGGCCCTCCACACCCCCGCCGCCCCGCAGGTTCCCGGCTGCCACGGCCGGGCCCCGAAGCAGTACCCGGCCGGCCGCGTCTGCACCATGCCCGGCTGCGGGACCATCCTCAGGCGCACGCACAAAGGGCCGATCTGCGACCCCTGCCAGGACAACCACAGATGCGGGCCGCCGGCCTCGGCTCACGGTGAGGCCGTGACGACAGCGGCGCCGGCGGTCCGCGAAACGAAGGAGGAGAAGGTGGGCAAGGAAAGCAAGCGCGGGGCCGTGTTCGCGGTGTTCGCGAGCAACCCGTCGCGGAGCTTCAACGCCGGCGACGTGATGATGTCGTCGGGTATCAGTCCGAGCTGCGCCTACAAGAACCTCAAGGCCCTGGCCGCCAGTGGGGAGATCGTCAAGGTCGCGCCCGGGGAATACCGCTGGCCGATCATCGAAGACGCGAAGACGGCGCCGGACCTCATCCCCCCGGTGCCTGCTCCGGTCATACCTCCGCCGGAGCAACCCGCGAAGGAGGCGCCGGCCTCGGGTCCCCTGCCCCCACAGGCGGGGCTGGCGCCCTTCGCGGGCATCAAGCCGTTTGCCGGCATCGACGCGGAACTACTCACCATCGGTGAGATCGTGCGGCTCATCGAGCGGCTGACTGGCCACGAGACGCGCGTCCGGGTCGCTGCGTATGTGGCCTCGAGGTTCCTGTGAGCGGCCGCCGCGCGAAACAGGTCCGCCGCCTCCTGCGCATGGCCGCCTACGGCGACCGCTACGCGCAGCAGTGGAACCTCGAGCACATGACGCGCGGCGAGATCAATCGCAAGTCGCTCCGCCAAGTCGCGGTCGAGGCGCGGCGGGCGGGGAGGCAGGCGTCGTGATCGCCTTCCTCGCCTTCGTCCTCGTCGGCCTGGCCGTGGTCGGCTACCTGCTGCATCGGTGGGTGAGGCAGTGAATGCGCGGCTCTGTGGCCGCAAGTGGATCACCGCGCGCGAGTACGCCGATGCCAGCGGCAAGAGCATGTGGGTCGTGCACTTCGAGCTGCGCACCGGCCGGCTCAGGGGACGCAACCTCAACGCAGGCGCCGGGAAGCGTCCGCGCTGGCAGGTGGCGGCCTCGGAACTGCGGAAACTGGGGAGGTGAAAAGTGAACACGACCAAGCTGATTGCGGCGCTCATCCGTGCCTTCTGGACGGTGGTCTTCCCGCTCATCGGGGCACTCGTGAACTGGCTCGCCACCGGCGACAACCTGCACCAGATCGGCGTCGACAACGCGGCGCTCATCCTCGTCATCGGTGGAGTCCTGTACGGGCTCAAGAAGTATCTCTGGCCAAACACAAAGTTCTAGGCGTCGATCCTGCGGCCCCGGTGCGTGACTGGCTGGGGCCGCAGGTGTCTCTACTGCATGGCCAGCAGGTCGGTGCTCACCGTCGAGGCCACGTCCTGGACGCTCTGCAGCGTCCCCGTGCCCGCGATGTAGTCGCGCACCGCGTAGGCGTAGGTCTGGTAGTCGCTGCAGAGCATGACCATGTAGGTGTCGTCGCTGGGCGGGTAGATGCTCCTGAGCTTGTTCCAGCCCTTCGTCGCCGCCGCGATGTTGCCGGCCGTAGTCTGTCTCGTAATGACGGCCAGACGTTTCGCGGCAACGGACACCAAGGCGACGGCCTCTTTGCCCTTCGCGTCGGTCGGCGCAGGACTGGTACTCGTGTCGCTGCCGCAGGCGATGAGCCCCAACACCGCGAGCGCGAGCGCGACGATCAGGAATCCCCGGACGTACTTCATGCCCCCTCCTCAGACGTTGCCCCTTGGGGAGTATTATCGGCACCGCGCGAGGTAGAGTAAAGAGCATCAGGGGCACGGAGAGAGTGAGGGTTTCCGTGTTGCATCGGGTGTATTGTGTCGACATCACCGGGGACGGGTGATTCCGGCAAGGAGGGGCAGTGGCACCACGAAAGAGAGCTCGGCCGCGCGGCAAGGAGTGCATCACCTACCGAGAAGCCGCCGGCATCCTCGAGGTCACCGAGACAACCATCGCTCGCTGGGTCAAGGACGGCTACCTGCTCTCCTACGAGACGCGGAATGGCTACCACAAGCTCTGGCGCAGCATCGTCATGGAACTCAGAGATGACAGGAAATTGTCACCCTGAATATCAGATGTTGACATAGAGCGCCACGTGGTATAGCGTCATCCACGTCAACTGAAGCCGTGAACGCAAGGAGGTGAGACACAGACATATGACCGCAGGGGTGAACGACCGATAGGAGCAAGAGATGGCCCGTAAGAGACGGGCCGAGCAGCCGCTGGTACGGCGCCCGGCCCTAGCTGACCCGAAGAATCTGTCAAAACCCCAGGCAGTTGCCGTTAACAGTAGCACGAAAACGGCTCTGCGCAATGTCCCGGCCTCGCGCATCGCCCGTCGCCGCTGGAATCGCAAGCCTCGCGTGACCCTCTCGGACGCCGCCGCCTGGGCGCTCGCCACGCTCGTCGTGGGGACCGCCCTGCTCGCCGTGTGCGTCGTTCTCACGCTCGGCTGGCCCTCATGAGCGACGACCCCTACAAGCTCCTCGCCGAGCACGAGAACGGCAAAGAGAAGCTGTATCGCCGGGCCACTGACGACCTGCTTTTCAGGGTGACGGAGTACCCGAGCGGCCGGCGCACGACGCAGCGGGTCGGAGAGAGCGTTCTCGACCACGCACGGCATCTCGTACAGTGGCATTTCATCGACGCGGTGAAGTCATGAGCACCATCACCATGGCCCAAGCCGCCGGCTTTCTCGGCCTCCCCAAGCCCGCCGCCCGTCGGCAGCGCGTGTGCGCTGAGTGCGAGGGTGAGCTGGTCTGGACGGTCGAGATCACGAACGCCCGCCCGTGGGGCACCGGGTACGACGTGCTCGTCTGCGAGGAATGCGACGAAGAGGCCGACCGTCACTTGGTGGGGTTCTGATGAGCGCCCCCTACGACGACAACCGCCAGCCCGACGCGGGCTGCCAGTTCTGCAGTGTGCTCGACGACGAGAGGCCGGACGCCTGCGAGGGCTGCCCGCGCAGCTGCGGCAACTGCGGTGACTATCGCAACTGCAACCTGGCTCAGAACGACGGACGCGGCGTCAACTGCTGCGGCGTCGGGTGGGTACCGGAGGCGGCGTCATGAGGCCTCCCGAGCGCTACTGGCGCAAGGCCGCCAAGCGAGCCCTCAAGCGGCTCCGCATCTCAAAGCCCAAGCCGCGCGTCGTGCGCACTACGCCGCCGCGTCCATGGGGCAAGCAGCGCAGCTTCTGGAAGAAGGCGCGATGAGCCCCGTCGAGGACATCGACCTCCCGACCATGTCCGACATGTGCTTCGGCGACGTGTGCGAGGAGTGCCGCGACTACAACCATCCCGACGCCTGCCCGTGCGGCGAGCCGTCGACTGAGGAGACACCATGAAGATCATCAAGCTGACAGCCCAGAACATCAAGAGGTTGAAGGCCGTCGAGATCACCCCGGACGGCGCGGTGCAGATCGTCGCCGGCCGCAACGCCCAGGGCAAGTCATCCGTGCTCGACGCAATCTGGATGGCGCTCGACTGGAAGGCCGCCGGCAAGACCACGCCGCGGCCGGTTCGAGACGGCGAGGATGCCGGCCGCGTCCGCCTCGACCTCGGCGACCTCGTTGTCACCCGCAAGTGGGCGGGCGACAAGACCTCGCTGCTCGTAGAAGGTGCCGACGGAGCGACACGGCAGCGTCCGCAAGAACTGCTCGATGCCTTGCTCGGGTACCTCTCGTTCGACCCGCTGGCGTTCACGCAGCAGGGCGACCGGGAGCAGGTACAGACGCTGCTCGGCCTCGTCGACCTGCCGTTCAAGCCGGACGAGCTCGACGGCCAGCGGCAGGTGCTCTACGACGATCGCCACGCAATCGGGCAGGATCTCGCTCGCGCCAAGGGTGCCTCCGAGTCGCTGCCCATACCGGCGGCTGGTCTGCCGGCTGACGAGACCTCGACCACCAGCGTCCTCGTCGAGTACGACGCGGCGCAGCAGGAGATCCAGCGGCGCGCGGACGTAGAGCGCCGGATGCAGGCCGCCGTCGAGACGGAGCGTGCTGCGTCCGATTCGGTGCAGCTGGCACAGCGGGCGCTCTTGGAGCAGCAGGCCCGGCAGGCCTCGGCCACCACCGCAGTCGGTGAGGCCCGGCAGGCATTCGTCGCGCTAGGAGCGGCGCCTGACCTCGCGCCGATCAAGGAACGCCTCGCCACCATCGAAGAGACGAACGCGGCCGTTCGGGAGGCGGCGCAGTACCGTGCCGCGCAGGCATCAGCCGATGCGCTCAGGGCCGCCTACGAGGCCAAGACGGGCGAGATCGCCGTCCTGGACAAGCGCAAGGCAGACGGCCTCGCCGCCGCCAAGTTCCCCATCGCCGGCCTCTCGTTCGGCGACGGCGGCGTGACCTACAACGGCGTGCCGTTCTGCCAGGCCAGCTCAGGCGAGCAGCTGCGCGTCTCGCTGGCGCTCGCCATGGCCATGAACCCGCAGCTGCGCGTCATCCGCATCACCGACGGCTCCCTGCTCGACGCCGAGAACATGGCGCTCATCAACGAGATGGCCGCCGAGCACGACTTCCAGGTCTGGATCGAGCGCGTCGACGAGTCCGGCACCTGCGGCGTCGTCATCGAAGACGGGCTGGTGGCCTCATGATCCAACGCATGAGCTACGCCGAGTACGTGGACGTGTCCGGCGTGCGCTGGTCGCACCTCAGGGAGGGGAAGACCAGCTTCCTTCACTACAAGGTTCGCTCACAGACGCACCGGCCTGACACGCCTTCGACGGTGCTCGGACGACAGGTGCACGCCGCCGTCTTCGAGCCCGAGCTGTTCGACGCCGAGTTCGTCGTCTGCGACCTCAACCGCAACAGCAACGACTGGAAGGCGTTCAAGGCCGCGCACGATCCCGAGAAGATCATGAAGCCGGCCGAGCGGGAGAACGCGCTCCGCATCGCAGAGGCCGTGCGCTCTGACCCTGACGCGGCCGAGGTGCTCGCGCTCCCGGGGCAGGCCGAGCAGGTCGTCACGTGGACCGACCCGGAGACCGGCATCAAGCGCAAGGCCCGGATGGACTGGGTCACAGCGCCTGACCTCCACATCGTCACTGACCTCAAGACGGCCGCGGACATCAGCGACAACGGGTTCGGGCGCGCGGCTGGCCGCTACTGCTACCACGGCCAGCTCATCGACTACGCCGGCGGGATGTACGTCGAGACCGGCGTACCTTACGACGCTCTGATCATCGCCGTCGAGAACACCGACGTCGCCGACGTGCGGGTGATCGAGATCGTCGGCGCCGAGCTCGACGCAGCACAGCAACTCGACCGCCGCCTGCACGATCAGCTTGCCCAGTGCCTGCGCACCGACACGTGGCCAGGGCAGTTCTCGGGGCGCAGCAAGCTCAACCTGCCGCCCTGGGACCTCTGGGACGACGATGACGAACTGGAGACACCATGACTGACTGGAGAAGCCTGAGAGGCAGCAATTTCCTCTCTCCCGAAGACCTGGAGACAGGCCCCGCCCTCATCACCATCGTCGAGGTGAAGGGCGAAGAGATGCTCGACGACAACGAGAAGATCAAGAAGGAGATCGCGATCACCTTCAAGGGCCAGCACCGCAACCCGCAGACGGGGAAGATCGAGGACCTCCTGAAGACCGAGTGGGTGGCGAACGTCATCAACTGTGAGCTGCTCGAGGCGCTGTTCGGAACGCCGCACTACGAGCAGTGGTTCGGCCGCAAGGCGCTCGTCCAGCAAGAGCCCTGCGAGGTGGCGGGCAAGTATCTCGGCAAGCCATCCGTGAGGGTCGCCGGCGGGCCCGAGCTCGACAGAGACCTCCCCGTGGAGATCGTCCTCAAGATGAAGGGCGGCAAGAAGCGCAAGCCGATCCACAAGGTGCTGCATCCAACGCGGAACAGCGGCAGCGACAGCGCGCCGGCAAACGTCGACCCCGTGACCGGCGAAGTGGCCGCAGATGGCAACGCGGAAACGCCGACCACGGCCACACAGAGGTCCCTAGAAGGCGTCGCCACGCCTAAGGGCAGTGACGAGGCGCAGGGCGGGCTCCTGGAGGACGCCGCAATCGACGACGGTGACGTCCCCGGCCGCGGCCCTCTCGTGAAGACCACCGACCCGGTGACCCCGGCGCGGCAGAATCTGCTGGACAACGCTTGGAACAAGGCCATCAACGAAGGCGCCGACGAGGGCGAGCTGCTGGCCGCCGTGTGCGACGCCGTGGGGGCGCCGACGCTGCAGAATCTGACGATGGGCCAGGCGCAGGCGGCGCTGCAATACCTGCAGGCGCGGTCATGAGTACCGCGACCATTCCCACCGCCCTCACGCCGAGGCAACAGATCATCATCGACCTGCTCAGTGAGGGCCCCAGGACCATGCGCGAGCTGGCGGTCGCCTGTGGCTACGAAGAGAACGACCGCGGCGGGCGCAGCTACGTGAGCGTCGCTCTGGGGAGGCTGGCCAGCCGCGGCTACGGCTTCCACAACTACAATCCCATCGGCTCGCACCGCGGCGCCTGTTACGTGCTCATGACGCGGCCACGCGGGGCGTCCTCGCCGGTCGCCGCTGACTGCGTGAGCTGCGCAGCCTGCGGGGCGCATCTGGCGAGGGACCACCGGGAGGACCAGTACTGTTCCCCCTGCCAGCGCAGCAGGCTCGACCTAGAGCTGGAGATGCTGGCTCCTCCATCACTCTTTGACTGTAGCGTGGCGTCATGACCCCCGCCACGACAACAAAGCGCTTCACCATCCCGCCGAACGCCCACCACTCCGACCTGCTCACCACCCGTCGCGTCCTCCTGCGCCTCACGGAGCGCCGGCCCAACGAGATCATCACCACGGCCGACGTGTGCGCCGAGCTCGGCTTCGAGGTCGGTCGCGGCGCCATCAACAACGCGGCTGTGCGCCTCAGGCGTGACATCGCCATCGAAGGCGTGCCCGGCAGCGGCGGCGGCTACGTGAAGCTCGTGCCGATGCCGACGCTGGGCGCCGAGCGGTGTGCGAACTGCTGCCACCGCTCGCCAGTGACGTCGGCCTGCGATCGCACGCACTGGCCGCACGTCGGGCTCAACTGCCGGTGCTGGGGATGGGAGGCGTCGTGAAGCTCATCGCCGCCCTGCCCGTCTGCGGGGTCCTGGTCAACGTCACGACCCGCGACGAAGACGGAATAGTCCGCACGCACCTTTACGAGCCGGTCCCCGACTCAGGCACCGATCTGGACGCACAGTCCCTCAAGGACTGGTTGAGGGTCGTGCGCCAGTGCGACGGGCTCGCGGTCGCACGTTTGGAGGTGCACCGTGACTGACCAGCTCACCCTCACCTGTGACCCCCTGCAAGACGCGATCGCGTGGAAGCGGAGCAACCCCGCGGCCTGGCGCTTCATCGTCAGCCTGGCCCACGAGGACCGGGCCCGCGGCATCGCGCCGTCGACCCGCTACTACTGCTGCGTCCTGCGCCGGCCGGAGCATGCCTCGAAGCTGGGCATGCGCGCCAGCCGATCGCTGCTCGTGAACGACCACATCAGCTCGGGTCTCGCACGCCTGCTCAACCAGAACTATCCCGATCTGCGTTGTCCGACCCGCGAATCGTGGGTCGAGAAGCGGGAGAAGGTGGCGTCGTGAAAGCCCTCACCCTCTGGCAGCCCTGGGCCTCGCTCTGGGCCGCTGGTATCAAGAAGAACGAGACGCGCTCCTGGGCGACCATGCATCGCGGGCCGCTGCTCATCCACGCGGCGAAGCTCACTCACATGCAGCTCGCTGACAAGATTGGGGCGACCGCCTACTTCAAGCTCAGCGACATCTGCGTGGACACGCTCGGCATTCTCATCTCGGACCTGCCCCGCGGCTGCATCGTGGGCCGCGTCGACGTGGTGGACTGCCTCCCGACACTGGGCGCTGGCTGGGAAAAGGCATTGGAGGCATCGGTCGGCGACCTGCCCCGGCTGCGGCACTCAGAACCCGAGCAGCAACACGCACTGCCCCTGCGAGCTTCAGTACGACCGAGGGATGGTGGACCCATGAGCGACGACGCAATCACCGTCAATGCGTACCTAGTCATCAAGGGGAAGCGCAACTACTGGAGCACGAAGCGCATCATTGGGGGCAAGGTCGCGCGGGCCACCATCGGTAAGCCCGGCAAGCTGCTCCGCGACGAGATCGCCGTCAAGATCGGAATCGTCGTGCCGTTGGCCTGCTTCGAGCCCCTCAACCTCACTGACGCCGGGCTCGTCGAAGTGCCGTCGCACCACATCCTCTCGCCGGCCTTCTTCACGGAGGCGCCGGTGGAAGACGAGGAGGACGAGTGAGCACGGCGATCCCCTACCTCGACGAAGTCTGGAACGTCACCACCGGCTGCGGCGACGACATAGTGAGCCCCGGCTGCGAGCACTGCTACGCCAGGCGCATGTTCGGGCGGAACCTGTGGAAGTGCCCGAGATGCCACGGCACCGGCGTCCGCTCAGACAGCCCGCTCGATGGTGGGCAGTGCGGACAGTGCCACGGCACCGGCAAGGCCACCTTCACCCCCACCTTCCACGCCGACCGTTTGGAGCAGCCGCTCCACTGGCGGAAGCCCCGCCGCATTGGCGTGAGCTTCATGGGCGACCTGTTCCACGAGGCGATCACAGACGAGCAGATCATCCGCGTGTTCCTGGCGATGATCGAGAACCCGCAGCACACCTACCTGCTGCTGACCAAGCGTCCCGAACGCATGCGCAACACGGTCAAAGACTGGCAGGAGGCGCTGTGGACCGCTCAGCTGCCGAGCGATGAGTTTCCGCCTGACAACTGGCACCTCGGCGTCACCGTCACGAGCCAGGAGGAGGCCGACCGCCTCGTCCCGCTGCTGCTGGACACACCGGCGGCGGTGCGGTGGGTAAGTCTGGAGCCGATGCTGGAGCCAGTGGACATGGAGAACGTGTACAACGCAGAGGCCGAGCAACTGACACATGAGGCGAAGACTCACTACAACACTCTGTCTGGGGTCTCTGAGCCGTACATCGGCTACCCGCACCTGGGAGCGAAGCTCGACCTCGTAGTCCTCGGCGGCGAGACCGGCCCCGGAGCGCGGCCGATGCAGCCTGAGTGGGCGCTGGATGTGTACCGGCAGTGCAAGGCGGCAGGGGTGGCGCTCTGGTTCAAGCAGTCGGGAGCGTGGCTTGACCGCGCTCAGGTGGAGTTAGGACCGACCAGGTGGAATGAATGGCTCGACATGCAGGCCACCCACGAGCTGGCGGCGGTGACGCCATGACCGCCATCATGACCAAGCTCGGCGGCTGGCGCCACGGCACCCGCACCTCCTACGTCAACCAGGGTTGCCGCTGCCCGGACTGCACGGTGGCCAACCGCGACTACGCCCGCGCCTACTACCGCGCCAAGCGCATCGGCGAGAACCCCGGACGGCTCGTGTCCGCATTGCCGTCCAGAGACCACCTGCTGCTCCTGCAACGCAGCGGCATCGGCAAGCGCCGCGTCCACGAGCTCAGCGGAGTCGCGCTGTCGGTCATCGAGAAGATCCGGCGCGGCGAGCGCAAGCACGTCCGCTGGAGCACGGAGCAGGCGATCATGTCCGTGGCGGTGGACGAGGGCGCGCTTGGCTCGTTCGTCGGCAAGGAGGAGGCCGAGGCCATCGTCTCGCGCCTGCTCGGACGCGGCTGGGCGCGCTACAAGATCGCCGGCCGTCTGGGGTCGAAGGCGCAGACGCCAAGCCTGCAGATCGCACGATCGCAGAACATCACGAGGCGCACGCTGCGCAAGCTCGAGGTCCTGGAACAGCTCGACCTGAGAGGGCTGGTGAGGCCATGAGCGAGTGGATCAAGCTGCACGCCGGCGTCTTCACCCATCCGAAGACCCGGCGCCTGGCCAAGCGACTCTCCATCCCTCACGCTGCCGCTGCTGGACACATGGCCTGCCTGTGGTCGTTCACAGCCGAGTTCGCACCAGACGGTGACCTGTCCCGGTTCGACGCTGAAGAGGTCGAGATCGGAGCCGGGTGGGATGGTGAAGAGGGTGCGTTCGTGGCAGCGGCAACGGCATCTGGCTACCTCGAAAACGGCGTCGATCGGCTCGCGGTCCACGACTGGATGGACTGGGGTGGAAAGATGGTCGAACGCAAGGCAGCCGAGTGCAAAAGGTCGGCCGACAGGCGTGCGTCCGCTGGACGTACAGAGGACGACCAAAGTTCGACCGCCGGTCGACCGCTGGCAGAGAGAGAGATAGATAGAGAGAAAGAAAGAACCCCCCCTACCCCCCCTGCTGCGCCGAAGCCTGTGGATAACTCCGCAAAGCCAGAGCGGGGATGCTCAATCGAGCATGAAGAGCACGAGCCAGAGCCGCCAGGGGACACCGAAGGCGACGGCGCGGCAGCCTTGGATACCGCGACTAGTGACAACGTGGGGACCTGCGACGGCAATCGCTGCCCGGCCCACGACTTCCCCGCCAGCGCCTTCGCGCCACTGCGCCGGGCGATGCTGGTCGGTCTTCACCCCGAACAACAGAAGGAGGTCGGCACCGCCGGCGACCTCGACCACCTGCTCGAGGCCTACGCCGCCCACGTCTGCGCCGCCTGCCAGGCCGCCTTCGGTGAGTTCGAGCGGCCGCAGCGTGACGGCATCTGCGAACAAGCGGTCGTGGCCGCGGTCGCCAACCTGCACGGCTCGCAGGACGTGGCCGCCGTGATGAAGTCGCGGCTGCTGCGCTTCGGCCTGGCCGACCTCATCGGTGACCGCAAGCTCGAGGAGCTGCGGCGCACGAAGCGCGACAAGCGCCGGAAGGGTGAGCCGGTGCGCATCGGCACGACCTTGCCGGCCGTCGAGCGGGTCGAGGAGGAGGCGTCGTGAAGTACCGGACCATCGTGGCGGACCCGCCGTGGCCCGCTGTTGGCGACTGCGACTACCGCACACGTCCACTTGCGCCGAAGGGCGGCCTGCGTGGTCGCGACGGCTTTGCCCCGTACCATCTCCAGACACTTGACGAGATCCGCGCGCTCCCCGTCGTCGACTTCGCCGAAGACGAAGCACACCTCTACCTCTGGGTCACCGCGGGGCTCAACCGCATCGGCGAAGGCGTCAAGACTGCCGAGGCGTGGGGCTTCAAGGTCGTGAGCGAGATGGTCTGGCGCAAGTCGTGCATGGGCCTGGGCAAGTTCCCGCGCCCCCAGCACGAGATCATCCTAGTCTGCCGGCGCGGGTCGCTTCCGTTCAACGTGAACGACGTCGGCAGCGTGGGCGACTGGGCAGCGCCGCGCCGGCACTCACAGAAGCCCGAGGGATTCCTCGACCTCGTGGAGTCCGCCAGCCCCGGCCCTTACCTTGAGCTCTTCGCGAGGCGGCAACGCCTCGGCTGGGACACCTGGGGCAACGAGTGCCGCTGCGACGTTGAGATGGTGACGTCGTGATCTTCGCCATCCTCGCCGCCGGGGTCGCCTGCTTCTACCTCGGCACCGCGCTCGGCTGCTGGCTGGCCGGAAGGGGCCGGGTGTCCGCCTACCTCGAGGGTGCAAAAGACGGCATCGGATTCGAGCGCAGGCGCCGCGAGGCCAACGACGCATGAGCCCTGCCCTGCTCACCATCAGCAAGTGGGGGAGCGCAGCGTCAACTGCCTCCCCCGTGGCAACCGCCCCTGGAGGCGATCACATGGAAGATTCTACGCCCACCCCACCCCCGGACCACGACCGGGAAGACGAGTACGCCGCGTTGATCAAGCCCGGCGACGCAGTCGAGACGCCGGACGGCGAGATCTGGGTCGTCGCGGCGGTCCTCGAGAAGGACCTCGGCGTGATGAGCGCCTACCGCGACGCCACCGGCCTCATCTACGCCGACGCCTACGAGCCCACCCGCACCATCATTCCCGCAGATCTTGCCCGCAAGGTTGCCGACGCGCGCCAGGTGCGCCGGCCATGACGTCCAGGAGGACACCCACCGTGAGCGACGACACCGAGACCACGTTCCCGAGCACCACGTTCGCCGTTGAGTTCAACGGCTGCGGCGCCATGAAGCCTGACTTCAAGGGCGACGTAAAGTTCAGCGTCGACGACCTGCCCCGGGTCCTCACGCAGATGCACGACCTGCACTGCAAGAAGGGCACGCTGACCTTTATCAGCGACCAGGCTCAGATACCGAGCGGCTCGCTTGACCGCGAGTGGGCCGAGATGACCTTGCTCGACGGCGACGCCTCCGAGCTCGTCTACGAGCGGACCTGCCTCGGCGCCCGCTGCCCGGTGTTCGCCGTGCATTCGAGTGGCGAGTTCGAGGGCCGCTACGTCTGCGAGGACGCCGCGGACACCGAGACGTACATGGAGGTCGTTCACGGCGAGACGCGCTGCCCGAGGTGCGGCGGGGTAGACGAGGTGGACGATGAGACGCAGGAGACCGTTGGCGAAACGGGCGCAGAAGATTCCGGGGATATTCCGGCCGATCCTGAGACAGACGGCGAGACCACCGACGCTGAGTGGGAGTACCCCGAGGGCGAGGGCAAGTGCGACGAGGCCGAGAGCGGTGAGGACGCATGATCGACGCAAAGCTGGTGGTGGTGCTCAAGAAGCTCCACGCAGACTTCGAACAGGCGATGGCGAAGGACGATCTGGACGCGGCGCTTGAGATCAACGGGCAGATCGTGAAGGCGCTCGGGATCGACCTGCCCCCGGTCGACCTCAAGAAGGATTGGGCAAAGAGGCATGGCCTGCGCCAAAGCCACGCCGGCGGAGACCCGGTGGCTTGGCTTAGAGGAAAGCGGCAGCCGTGGGGCGATCCTTCCTGGTTTGACCACGGGACGCGCTGGACCATGGCGGGCGTGCCCTACTGCCTGGTCGGACAGCCCTACGGGCTTGGACCCGATGGAATCCGCAATCTCGAGGCTCTGCAGCTGGCGGGACTCGAGGTGTGGGTCAGCGCCTATCCGGCCTGGCACCTGCCCGGCAATGTCCTGCACGTTGAGGTGAGGAGGGCCGGCACGTGAGCGGCCGCGGAACGTGCACAACGTGCCCGTGGTGGGCGCAGGGAGAAGAGCCCTACTACTGGCGGGAAGGCGACATCGTGAAGAGCGAGCTTCGGCCCAGCAAGATGGGCGACTGCAGAGTCGGCCCTCCGAAGCCATGGTTCGACGAAGAGAACGAACGGGCGGGATGTGAGTTCCCAGCCACCGGACCAGAGCTCTGGTGCGGGAAACACCCCGACAGAATGTGCCACCAGTGAGCCACCAGCTCGAGATGGAGGGCGGGGGACTGCGGTCCCCTCGCCCCTCCATCCTCGCCCTCGACCTGTCGCTCACCAGCGTCGGGTACTGCCTGAACGGCGCCCCCGGCCTCATCCAGTGCAAGCTGCGCGGCTACGACCGCATCAGCCAGATCGTGCGCGCCATCACCAAGCTCACCTTCGGCGTCGACATCGTGGTCATCGAGGGCTACGCCTTCGGGGTCAACTACCCCGGCACCGCAGAGCGCCACGAGCTCGCGGGCTGCCTCAAGCTGTGGCTGTACGAGCACCACATCACGACCGTGCTGGTGAACCCCTCGACGCTGAAGTACTTCGCCACCGGCGACGGCAAGGCGGCCAAGCACAACATGCTGAACGCGGCCATCCGCCGCTTTCACCTCGGCGAGTCGCACTCGCAGGACGACGAGGTCGACGCCTACCTGCTGTGGTGCGCCGCTCGCGAGGCCTACGGCGGCCCGATCGCCAAGGTGCCGGCCGCCCAGGCTGCGAAGATCCACAAGCTCGACTGGCCCAAGCCTGCAAGGAGGGACGCGGCGTGAAGGCCGCCTCTCCGACACCCATCACGACCGGCTGGACCGTCGCCGTTGGCCCCCACCTGCTCGCCGTGACGTTCTCCTGCGCGCTCTCCTGCCGCTGCCACGTGCTGCACGTGCAGCACGTGTGGTGCTGTCGGGTGGACAACTGATGACGAGCCGTCGCCTCCTGATACACTGCCCCGATGGGGTGGACGGCGCAGCTGCCGGACGGACGCTGGCGGGCGTTCGAGTCGGAGGGTAGTGGAGCCCGGAGGGTGCGGGCGAATGCGATCGGGCGTACTGAGCGCGTCGCCGTCCGCGAAGCCCGGAAGCAGCTCGCAGCCAAGATCAAGCGGCGCGGCCAGCGCACCTACTCCGGCGAGACCTTCGAGCGGCTCGTCGACGACTACCGAGATCTCCACATGGCAGAGCTCTCGCCGACCACGCAGACAGGCTATGAGTCGATCCTGCGCAAGCACGTCGTGCCGTACTTCGGCAAGGACATCGCCGCAGACATCGGGCCAACTGACGTGCTGCGCTTCAAGGCCGCCAAGCGACGCGCCGGCCTGGCCGCGATGACCGTCGAGCATCACCTCTCCTGCCTGCGCTCCGTGCTGTCTTTCGGCGTGCGCACCCGTCGCCTCGAGTGGAACGCCGCCGAGGCCGTGAAGAGCAGGAAGCCGCGGGCCGGGCATCCGCGGCGGTCGCTGTCCGTGAAGGAAGTCAGGAAGATCCTGGACGGTGCCCTTGCTGCCCGCGCCAAGGTGCCCAAGCGCAAGGGTGGCGAGCGTGACGACCTCTACGGGCCCGCGCTCACCGGGTTGTCTGCTGGCCTGCGTCGCGGCGAAGTGCTGGCCCTGAGGTGGCCTGACATCGACTTCAAGGCCGGCGCCCTATACGCTCGCTGGAATCTCGTGCAGAGGAAGGGATATGGGCCTGTCCTCAAACCGACGAAGGCAGAGGGTGAGGAGGTGCGGCCGGTCCTGCTGCCGCCGGATGCCGTGGATGAGCTACGCGCTGTGCGGCTGCGCCAGAAGGAGCGGTCCCTGCGCGAGCGGGGATGGAACAGCGAGGGCTGGGTGTTCCCGGGCAAGCACGGCAAGCGGCGTTGCCCGGACACCTTCACGCACCACTTCGCCGACTTGCTCGCGGAGTTCGGCATCGAGGACGCCGACTTCCACACCCTGCGCCACACGCACGCCACCTGGCTGCGCGACGACGGCATTGACCCGCTCACGATCCGTGACCGTCAGGGGCATGCCGACATGAAGACGACGGAGGGCTATCTGCACTCCAAACTGGCCGTCCAGGGCCCGGCGGCGGCGAGCCTGCAGAAGCGACTTTCGCAGAAAGTCTGACACTTCCGGGGCACATCGGCGGCGAGGGTTTCGAGCGAGGGCTTGCACTTAGCCTGCAAATCGATGGCGCGCACGGCAGGACTCGAACCTGCGACCTTCGGTTCCGTAGACCGCTGGCGGTCTCCTGAGTGGTCCACGAGAGCCGTCTACGTCGAGGGTTTCCGAGGGTAAACGAGCCCGCGATCGACGTGATGTCTGCTGCCCGGTCCACGGACCCTATAGCCATAAGCGGGGCACATAGTGGGCACATCTCCCGTGCCCTCTCCCTCCTCCAACAACGCCTGTCGGTACGCTCGGCGCGTGATAGTTGACCTTCTCAGAGCGCACGGGACAATGCGTCGCTACAACACCGTCAAATGCCGGTGCCATCTCTGCCGGGCGGCCAGCGCGGAATACGGCCATCTCTACAGGGAAGCGAACCCTGACAAAGTTGCCGAGGTCCATAGATCCTACGACCGGAAACACCGGGAACAGCGGTGTGAAGCCAACCGTCGGTATCGTGAGCTCAATGGAGAGAAGATAGCGGAGCGGTCGCGCGCCTATCACGTTGGCCACTTGGCCGAGTTTGCTACCCGGCAACGATGCAGGAAGGCGCGCAAACTCGGCGCCGAGGGCACGCACACCGCCGCCGACACCCGCGCGCAGTACGACCGCCAGAAGGGCCGCTGCTATTGGTGTGGGGCCAAGGTCGCATGGCGCAAGAAGCACGTCGATCACGTTATCCCGCTGTTCCTTGGCGGTGGCAACGGACCAGAGAACATCGTGGTTTCGTGTTCACACTGCAACCTGTCCAAGGGAGCCAAGCACCCGATGGACTTTGCCGGGGTTTTGGTGTGAAATGGATGGATGATGTCCAGCGAACAACGGGCGCTCGTGCTCGGCTACATTGCCCAGGGCAGCAGTTCGCGTACTGCCTGCGACCTCGCTCATGTCCTGTACTGCCACCTGTTGCAGGCGCTCGACGAAAACGATCCCTTCCGCACCGCCTACCTGACCGTCTCAGCAGCGCGCGATCGCGTGTCGCGGGCACTGGAGGAGTTCACGGAGTAGGGGCGGGGGCGTGAGCGTTCCCGACTGGCGAACGCTCGACGAGCGTCAGAAGTGGCCGACTCCAGTCTGCGGGAACAGCCGCATTCATCCCCTCCCCGGAGACTGCCGGTGCTGGGCTTCTGTGCGTGTGCGCCAGGGGATGCGGGTCGTCAGCGACTCGTGGACGGGCCTGCCTGTGTACTCCCGGTGCAGGTATCCGCGGCGGCAGGGATCTGACTACTGCGGCATGCACGGCCGCACCTGGGCACGGCACACCGTCGCTCTCGTCGAGAACCGCACGGTCGTGGCGGTCGGGCTCGCCATAGAGACAATGTGCCAAGTCATGGACCTGTGACGTGGTCTCCCCCCACCGCCCCGCCCGCCCCGAGCCCATCGTCGTCAAGCCCGCCCGCCGGCGCAGCATTCTGCGCCAGGACAGTCCGCACTGCGTTGTCTGCGGCGCCGAGCTGCGCGGTGATCACTGCCTCGGTGACCTGGTCTGCGACTGCCACCCCACCAGCGGCTACAACCCTCGCCACGACGCCCACCTCGACGAGCGCGTACTCGTGCTGCTGTGGCGGGCGCGCGGCCAGCCGGTGAACCTCTACCGGGCGCTGGGCTGCGATCCTTTCGAGGAGAACTACCGCGCCGTCAAGGAGTCCGTCTGCCGCCTGCGGGCCAGTGGGATCGTGCGCATCGTCGGCGCCGGCCGGGCGGGACGCAAACTTGCGCCAATTTCGCCGGGCACAAGCGGGAGAGTGGGGGCATGAGTACCAGCGAAAGCACAGTGCTGCTGGTCGAGTGGTGGCCAACCACGAAGCCCACGCCCTACGCACGCAACGCCAGGCAGTGTCCTGAGCAGGCGATCGCCAAGGTTGCCGGCAGCATCCACGAGTTCGGCTTCAAGAACCCGATCCTCGTCGACGGCGAGGGCGTGATCATCGCCGGCCACACACGCCTCCTCGCGGCCCAGCGCCTCGAGCTTGCCAAGGTCCCGGTGATCGTCTGCGCCGACCTCTCGCCGGCCAAGGTCAAAGCCCTGCGCCTCGCCGACAACCGCACTGCCATGGAGACCTCGTGGGACGACGAGCTGCTCGCGATCGAGCTGGAGGAGCTGCTCGGCCTCGACGTTGACCTGGTGCTCACGGGCTTCGATGAGGACGAGATCGCGGCGCTGCTCGCAGAGCCGACCGAGGGTCTGACGGACGAGGACACGCCTTGCGACCCGCCCGAGATCCCCGCCTCGCGCACCGGCGACCTGTGGCTGCTGGGCAAGCATCGACTGCTCTGCGGGGACTCCACCAGCTCCGACGACGTGAAGCGCCTGATGGACGGCAAGCGCGCCACGCTCATGGCCACCGACCCGCCCTACCTCGTCGACTACGACGGCGGCAACCATCCCCAGACCTGGGCCAATGGCGGCAAGAAGCCCGGCGCCGAGAAAGACGCAGGGACGAAGCACTGGGACGCCTACACCGACCACGACAGCTCCGTCACCTTCTACCGCGACTTCCTCTCAATCGCGCTCGAGGTCGCGCTCTCGCCGCGGCCTGTTGTCTACCAGTGGTTTGGCATGATGAAGGTCGACATCGTCTTGGAGGCCTGGCGCGAGGTGGGCCTCCTGCCCCACCAGGTGTTGATCTGGAAGAAGAGTCGCCACGTGCTCACGCGCTGCGACTTCATGTGGGACTACGAGCCGATGATGTACGGCTGGCTCCAAGGCGAGCGGCCCGGGTCAGCGATCAGACCGCCGGCGAACGCCACCGCCGTCTGGGAGATTGAGTCGAAGATCGAGGACGCGCCGGGCAACCTGCACCCGACAATGAAGCCGGTCGAGCTGATTCGTCGCCCGATCCTCTACCACACCAAGCTCGGCGGCCTCATCTATGAGCCGTTCAGCGGCAGTGGCACGGCGATCATCGCTGCCGAGAACACTGGCCGAGCCTGCTGCGCCATGGAGCAGAGCCCCGCCTTCGTCGACGTGGCCGTGGCGCGCTGGGAGGCCTACGCGGGCGCGGCAGCGACGCTCGAGGGTGATGGGCGCAGCTTCGCGGACGTGGCGGCGGAGCGCCTTCCGTGAGCGGCAATAAGTCGGGAAGGGCCGCCATTCGCGTCCGCGTCGACATCGTCTACCGGCTGCTGCTGCTCGGCCTCGACCGCCAGCGCATCATGGACCACGTGCGCTCGAAGTACCCCACCTGGCCGAAGAGCGAAAGCGCGATCGACCGCTATATGAAGCAGGCAGAGCAGCTCCTGATTGAGTCCGGCGCAGTCGATCGCGACCTTGAGTTCGGCCGCTCACTGGCGCGCAAGCACGATATCTTCGCGCGCTGCATGACCGACAAGGACCACCGCACCGCGCTCGCCGCGCAGGAGAAGATCGACGAGCTGCTTGGGCTCAAGGCGCCGCTACGGGTGGACATCGCCACGGCGCGGCAGCAGCTTGTCGACCTGCTACTCGAGGACGTAATCGGTGAAGCTGACGCAATCACGCGAGGATCTGCGCAGTAGGATCGAGCGCGTCGTCGCCCGGATGCCCGAGGAGCAGGTCGTCCAGGAGCTCGCGGCGCGCATCGACGAGCCCCTGGTCGGATCAAACCGCCACGTTGGGCCTATCCCGGTCGAGGACTTCGTCGAGTCCTGCCTGATCGTCGAGAAGGAAGGCGCGACCGAGGTCGGCCTCATCCCCTTCCACCTGTGGCCTGACCAACGAGTCGCCCTCGGGGTGATCGAGCGCGAGCGCTTCCTCGTGGTCCCCAAGGGCAGGCAGATCGGCATCACCTGGCTCGAATTGGCAGCCATGCTGCACGCCGGCATCGTCGGCGGAAACCGTCTCTTCAACATCGCCCGTCAGTCCGGCGACGACGCCAAGGACGCGATTCGCCGCCTGCTGATCCTCATGGGCTACGACGCCAACACCGACCCGCCGCACATGGCCGTGCTGCCTGGGTCGCCCGCGGCGATGGATGCCTGGCGACCGACAATCGTCGGCAAGACGACCACCAGCATCACGCTGGAGAACGGCAGCCGCTTCCAGACCAAAACGGCAACGCGCCACATCGCCCGCGGAGACGCCGCCTACTGGACTCTCTGCGACGAGTTCGCCTCCTGGCCATGGCCAATGCAGCAGCTCGCCGCGCTCGAGCATGGCGCCCACCGGGTGCACGTGGTCTCGACCGGCGACGGCGACGCGGACGACTTTGCCACGCTCTTCAAGAACGCGGAGGGCGGCAAGGGCAAGTGGCGGTCTCACTTCGTGTCCGCGACCGCAGACCCGCGGCGCGACGACGAGTGGTTCCGGCAGAACGTCGACGAGGCGGCCGACCCCGACCTCGCAGCCCGTGAGCTGGCACGCGACATCACCGACGTCTTCCGGCCCCGTGAAGGCGCCTTCTTCAAGTGCTTCAAGCGGGCGCAGAACGTGCGCGAGTTCGACGTCGTGCCGGGCTGGGCAACAGAGACGTGCGTCGACTGGGGGCTCGCGCACCCGGCCGCGCTCTTCCTGCAGATATCTCCCTCGGGCCAGCCCTTCGTCTTCGATGAGTACCTGCCCGTCGACGAGCCGCGCACCACTGACTTTGGAGAGGGCATCCTCGCGAGGCTGGCGCGGTACAAGTTCGGCGTCAAGGTCCGCGGCCCCTTTTCCGACCCCGCCGGCAGATATCGCAACACGCAGACGAAGCGTAGCGAGTTTGACGTCTTCCGCGACCTCGGCATGCGTTGCGAGGGCAAGCCCAGCAAGGTGAACGACGGCGTGACACTGATGATGGAGTCCATCGGCGACGAGTCCGGAGTTGCCATCGAGGACACGCAGAAGCGCCTCATCGTTCACCCGCGCTGCGCCGGCCTGATCGCGGCCCTCGCGAACGTCCAACCGCATCGTAACGACGACAACATCTACGACACCGACCACAAGGTCTACTCGCATCCCCTCGACGCGCTTCGCTACTGGCACATCTGTCGCTACCGCCGGCGCCGAGGAGCGTCCTCTGGCGGCGGCATCTCGACGAACATGTCAGGCAGTCGTCCGAGCGGCTTCTAGCCTCGCAAACTACAGCCAATTTCACCACGCGACCGGCCGCAGGCTTATGCCGTGGCCATCACCGACCGCATCACTGCTGCGGCTCGCTGGGCGTTCAGCTCTGAACGCCCGGCTTCGCTGTCTCTAACCGAGGGCGGCAAGGGCACGGACACCACCGAGCGCGGCTCCAACTCCGTCTCCTACGCGACCTCCAATGACGGCACGGCCAGCCTCATCGACCCCGAGTACAAGTACGAACTGCGCGGTCGTCAGGGCGGCACGCTCTACCGGCGCATGCGCTGGAGCGACCCCCACATCTGGGGCCTGCGCCAGGCCCAGAACCTGCCCATGCTGCAGGCGCAGGCCCACATGGAGCCTGCCCCCGGCGGAGCTAAGAACGCGCAGGGAGTGGTTGAGAACCCCGACGCCGCTGCCAAGGCAGAACTCGCCGAGCGCCTGTTGCTGAACGACTTCCCCTGGCGCAGCTTCCTGCAGGACTCCCTACTGTCCCTCGACTACGGCTTCTCATGCTTCGAGATCGTCTGGCGGATCGAGGACGGCGAGGCGCGCTGCCGCCTGGCGCTGCGCCCCGCCTCGTCCATCTGGGTCGAGGACATCCACGTCAAAGATGGCGCCATAGATCACGTCGTGCAGCGTCCGATCGACGGCGGCGAGCGCGTAATCCCCGGCGAGAAGATCGTCTGGTTCGCCCACCAGAAGGAGGGCGACTCGTTCACCGGCCGCTCCATTATGCGGCCCATGTACAAGCCCTGGAAGATCAAGGAGGAGCTCGAGATCGAGCTGCCGATCATGGCCCGCAAGCTCGGCGGCGTGCCTGACATCGAGACCGACGACGAGCCTGACAACGAAACCGCGGCCAAGCTCGACAACATGGGGCGCCGCTTCGGGCTCACGCCTGACGCCTTCTTCCGCCACACGGCCGACACGCGGATCACGCTGCTCACCGGCAATGCGAACATCTCGGACATCCTCGAAGCCATCAAGCAGCGTGACACCGAGATCACCTCTGTCTGCCAAGCTCAGGTCTTCGACCTCGGCACGAGCAATTCCGGCAGCCGCGCCCTCGGCACGACGCTCTCCGACCTGTTCAACAACGGCATCCAGGCTGAGGCCAAGGGCCGCGAGGACGTGCTCAACGCCCGCGGCGGGCTCATCCACCAGCTCATTGCCGAGAACTTCCCCCGCGACGACAACCTGCCCAAGCTGCGTTTCGGCAACGTGCAGGCCGTCGACCTCAAGTCCTTCGCGCAGGCCCTGCTGTGGTTTTCCCAGGCGTTCCCCACGTTGTCCCCCGAGGTGCAGGAGTGGGCGCGCTCCGAGGCTGGCATGCCAGAGGGTACAGACGCACAGGTCGTCGTCGACGCGAAGAAGATTCCTCCGACCCCCGCCAAAGTCGTCCCGCCGCAGCCACCGGCAGGCGATGGACAGCCGCCAGAGGGCGGAGCCAAGGCCAGTGAGGCACCACATTCTCACGGTCCCGGCCTCCAGCTTGCCGAGCTCCGCCCTCCGCGTGGCGTCGAGGTCTACCTGAACCTCGCCGAGCTGACCTCCCGTTTCGACGACTCACGGACGGCGATCCGCGTGGCCACGCAGGCGACCCGAGACGCCCTCGCGGCCGAACTCGGGCGGCGCGCTCGCATCGCTGCCGACAAGGGGCAGTTGCCAAAGTTCGCAGCGGGCGCGCCGCCCATGGTCGACAAATTGACCGCCGAGATCTCGGCAGTGCTTCTTGACTTCTACGACGCCGGCATGGTGCAGGTACGCGACGAGCTGGCGCGCCAGAAGGCCGGCAAGCCGTGGACGCCTGACGCCGTTGGCGCGCGCATCGCCGCCGCGGAGAAGCCGAAGGTGAGCCCCCAGCGCGCTGCCAAGGACGCAGCGATCGCGCAGCAGTCCGAGATGGCTGCGCGCAGTCTTGCCGCCGCCACTCAGGCCGCCGCCGCCGCTGCCGCTGCGCGCCTGGCCAGCGGCGTGCCGGTCGACGAGGCCGGACTCGCGACGGCCATCGTGCGCGAGTCCGACGCCGCCGCCCTGCGCTTCGCGGGCATCGTCTCCGACCTCATGCAGCTCGGCCGCGCAGACGAGGCGCAGGCGCAAGCGCAACAGATCGAGGACGCCGCGTACTCGGCGCTGCTCGATGGCGCCACATGCGACCCCTGTGGTGCACAGGACGGTGACACCACAACGGACCTGACGCTGGCCGAGAGCTGGACGCCAAACCCGGACTGCGAGGGTGGCGACCGCTGCAGATGCCTCGTGGTCTACGAGATCGCACAGGACCAAGGAGCATCCGCATGAACGGCATCGCCGAACTCTTCCGCCTGCGCCTCGCTGAGACGATCGCCGCGGGCGACACGACCCCAATGATGGTCTTCCCGATTGGCGAGTGGCACAGCACCCTCTACCCGGACCTGGCGCTGACGGAAGACCTCGCCAACGAGATGATCGCCAACTTTGAGGCGGGCATTCTCGGCACCGAGCCTGTCGTCGACAGCTCCGGAAAGCATGACACTTCGGTGCCGGCGGCCGGGTGGGTGAAGCGCGTCTACCTCGCCAGCTACGAGGAGGAGGACGTCACCGGCCTGGCACTCTGGGCGGACGTCAAGTGGACCGGCTTTGGCGCCGGCATGCTCAGCGACGACCAGTACAAGTACGGCAGCGTCGAGATCGGCCCCGTCACCTTGAACGACACCGGCGAGAAGGTTGAGAACGTGCTGCGCTCGCTGACCCTGACGAACACGCCCGTCCTGCGCCTCATGCCCGGCGTCAAGAACGCCGCCGAGAAGCAGCGCGCCGTGGTGACGCTGTCGCTGTCCGAGGTGACTCTCGCCGCCATCCCCGAGTTCATCAAGGCCAAGATGCGTGCCAAGTGGCTGAAGGCGAACCCCGGCAAGACGGAAGACGACGTGCCCGACAACATGAAGGCAAGCGAAGACCCCCGCAGCCTTGCCGAAACGGACCCTGTCGCCGCCGCGGTCGCCAAGCTCGAAGAGGCGCTCACCGCAGCCAACGAGGCGCTCGGCGGCAAGCTCGGCATCCCCGTCATCCGCACCTATCTCCGCGAGGCCATCCGCAAGGCCTCCGCCCATTCACTCACCGAAGACCCCGGCGACCACGCCGAGCCCATAGACGGCAGTTCCGACGCTGCTTCGCAACCTGCGAAGGCTGACGAAGGCCAAGACGTGGTGCTCGCCGATGGCGACGCCGCAACGAAAGGAAGTGACCCCATGAAGACCGTAGCAACCAAGCTCAACCTGGCCGAAGACGCCCCTGAGGCGCTCGTGCTGGCCGAGGTCGTGAAGCTCGCTG